TAAAAAAAGAAAAGCGAAAGCGGCTGCAACTAGACGATACAAAAGAAAGATGCAGAAGCGTAAAGAAGAACTCGGTTACTAATAGCATGGTGATAAAATGGCAAAACGAATGCGGCGTGAAAATGATGCAACAGTTGAAAACAAAGTTCGGAAGCGTAGAAAACCTATGTCTCCAGAACAACGGGCTGCAGCCGCAGAGCGTCTTGCCGCTGCCCGTGAAAAGCGTCTAAAAGAAAACCCCCCAGAATACAAATCAATTCACCCAGATGTTTTGGCGAAAGGTGACGACCATCAATGGTCACACAAGAAAGTCAAACAGTGGATTAAGACACAGAAATCACTGTTGTCATCAGAACGAGCAAATGTTCGTGCAAAGGTAAAGGGTGCAGAAGCAAAAGTTGCAGCCATCTCTGGTTACATTCGTAACCTTGAGACTTATCTGAAGACAGGGACATATCTAGATATGTTTTGGGGTGAGTATCAACAGAACAAGGTAAAGACAGTTTGTGTTGTAATGGCATACCACCCAGACGGAACACCCAAAAGAAGTGTTGGTGTCTGGTATCCAGACATTGGTTGTGAATGGACTAGAGAAATGGAAGAGGAGATGCCGAGTGGAAGACAACGGTAAGATTATTCAGTTTCCACTTAAAGGAAATCCAAACTTTGATATCAAGGTTGACAGTTCTGGTTTAGAGTTGCAACAAGATATGTTGTTTGCAGAACAACTCACAGAAGGGTTGGTTGTGAACATGATACATAACATGTATGAAAACAACATCGACACAGAGAACGAAGCATTCATTTGTGATATTGCAGTATTGATTGAATTAGTAAAGTCTGCAATCTATCGTGACTTGGGTATCAGTCATCCATTGCAAGATGTTGTAGATACATTTGTAACTGCAAAGAAAGAAGATAAAAAGATTAGTGTCACTTTCGACCCAGAGTTGATGAAGGGACTACTAGTTGAAGATGAAGAGGAAGAATAACGCTGGTTTAGCTCAGTTGGTAGAGCAGTTGATTTGTAATCATCAGGTCGGGAGTTCAAGTCTCTCAACCAGCACCATGCGGCATTAGTATAAAGGCTATTATGTCAGGTTTCCACCCTGAAGATAGGAGTTCGATTCTCCTATGCCGCTCCAATTTAGTTTGTTATGAAAACATATGAAGAGTTAGAAAAGTTTATCGAAGGTAAGAATGTTGCATTGATTGGTAATGCAAAGTCTATTTTCAAGTTCCATGAGTGGGGTAGTTTCATAGACAAACATGATATCGTCATTAGGCTTAATTTTGCATATCCATATGCAAGTGAAGTTGGTAGGTTTGTAAGTCCAAAATATCTAGGGACTAAGACAACCTTTGTGTTCGCTTCTAATGCAGTTCGATTGTTGATTGATGGATATCGAACCACAAGTGGATACCCAGGCATGAAACGATTGGTGCATATGTCTGGAGGCAATCGAAACTCGACATGGCGAAAGTATTCAGATGAAGATGAGTTTCTTACTTATCCAAAACCTTATTGGACTAATCTGAAAAATGTATTGACAAGTCGCCCATCAGCAGGTATTATGGCTTTTGATATATTAGAAAGAAGTAACCCTCTAAAGGTAAACATGTTTGGATTTGATTGGAAAGAAACTGTCACATACTATAATGATCACGAAACCGTAGACAATCCAGTTGGGCCTCATGATTGGGTTAAAGAGAAACACTATATATTAGGTAAAGTAAAACAACTAGGTTGGGATATACTATGATATTGGTTGATATGAACCAAGTGACTATCAGTAATCTGATGATGTCTATTGGTTCTCGTAAAAATGATGTTGATGAAGACCTAGTTCGGCATATGGTTTTGAACTCTCTGCGTTCTTATCGTAGTAAGTTTAGTGAAGCATTTGGTGAACTTGTTCTTTGTTATGACAGCAAAAAGTATTGGAGAAGAGACTTCTTCCCCAATTACAAATCTAATCGTAAAAAGGATAGGGCTGCGTCTGGATTGGACTGGCCACTTATCTTTGATACACTCAATAATATTCGTGATGAGATTCGTGAAACTTTCCCCTATAAAGTTCTTGAAGTAGAGGGTGCAGAAGCAGATGATTGTATCGCTGCTATCATCCAACACATTGCAGAAACACCAAGTGAGTTTGAACATGTTCTAATTCTCTCTGGTGACAAAGACTTTATTCAGTTGCAAAAACACAACTTTGTAAAACAATATAGTCCAGTGCAAAAGAAATTTGTGAACGGTATTGACCCACAGATATATATTAAAGAACATGTATTGAAAGGAGATAGAAGTGATGGTGTTCCAAACTTCTTATCACCAGACAATACATTTGTTGACGAGTTGCGTCAGAAGCCTATGTCTAAGAAAAAGATTGAGACATGGGTATCTCTAGAACCAGAAGACTTCTGTTCTGAAGAGATGATGCGTAACTATCAGCGCAACAAAACTTTAATTGATTTAGATTGCATTCCTGATGACCTCAAGGAGAAAATCATTCTAGAATACCAGAATGCACCAGAGGGCGACAGAAGCAAACTACTAAATTACTTTATAAACAAACGATTGAAAAATCTTATGAACGATATTGGAGACTTTTAATATGGCGATTGACACATATACACCAACACTTGCAGAAGTGTTAAAGAAAGTTCACAACGCAAAAACTAAGGATAAGAAAATCGAAATCCTTAAACAATACGATTGTGAACCACTAAGGATGATTATCAAATCATCATTCGACCCTAACATTGAGTGGTTGATTCCAGAGGGTAAAGTTCCTTTCACCCCAAACGAAGCAGAAGAAGGAACAGAACATACAGTCCTAAGAAAAGAAGCACGAAAGTTGTTTAACTTCATTCGTGGAGGCAATCCTAAACTTGCTGGATTCAAGCGTGAGAATATGTTTATTCAAATGCTCGAAGGACTGCATCAATCAGAAGCAGAACTTCTAATCAATGCGAAAGACAAGAAACTGCACCAAGTCTACAAAGGACTCAGTGCGGCAGTTGTAAAAGAAGCATTTGGTTGGAACGACAATTTTATCAGAGGTTAAATTATGAAAGAAGGCGTATGCGTCCCCCAAGTCACCTTCAAGACTAGGGTTCGTGATGATTCAATTGAAGGCCCAAACCCCTATCGTTGGGAAGACAAAACAAGCGAAGATTACTTTGGTGATAAGAGGGTAGTTCTATTCTCTTTGCCTGGAGCATTTACTCCAACTTGTTCTACCTATCAACTTCCAGGCTTTGAAGAAAACTATGATTTTATCAAAGAACATGGAATTGATGAAGTTTACTGTGTATCAGTGAACGATGCATTTGTGATGAACTCTTGGGCAAAACACTCAGGTATCACAAAAGTGAAAACTATCGCAGATGGTTCTGGTGAGTTTACTCGTCAGATGGGTATGTTAGTCTGTAAAGACAATCTAGGATTCGGACAACGCTCTTGGCGTTATGCCGCTATTATTAATAATGGTGTCATTGAAGAATTTTGGGAAGAGCCAGGGCGTGTAGATAACTGTGAGGATGATCCTTACACTTGCACTGACCCAGAAACTATTCTCACATGGTTAAAATCCACATTCAACAGGAGTTAAAAATATGGGTTACAAACTATCAAATCGTTCTCTAGGAAAACTAGAGGGTGTAGATGAACGACTTGTAGAAGTTGTTAAGAAAGCAATTGAGTATACTGAAATCGACTTTGGAGTTATTCAAGGACTCAGAACTCAGGCAGAACAAGAAGCGCTTGTAGCAAAAGGTGCATCACAGACTATGAAGAGTAAACACCTAGAAGGCCGTGCGGTCGACTTGATGGCTTATGTTGACGGCCGTGGGTGTTGGGAACTCAATGTCTATGATGAGATTGCCGATGCGATGAAGAAGGCTGCACAAGAGTGTGGTGTTCAAGTTCGCTGGGGCGCTGCATGGACTGTCTCAGACATTCGTGAATGGGATGGAACAATGGAAGATGCAATGAACTCTTACATTGATACTCGCCGTTCAGAGGGGCGTAGACCATTTATTGATGCACCTCACTTTGAATTGATGGACTAAAATCTATTGACATTTAGTGACTTATCAGTTACTATAAAAGAACAAGATGAGGGCAACACCTCTCTCTCAACTCTCTCTCAAGTTGTTCCTCATCTTGCCCCACCTCAAAAAAAGTTCAAATTTTTTTGGAAGCCCTTGTTTTTCAAGGGCTTTTTTTTTGCTTTATGCCTTGACAAAGTTATTTTGTTCTGATAGCATATACATATAGTTTGAGAAAAGAGGTAAATATGAACCTAATCGAAGTAAAAGGTGGTAACAAGTTCCAGAGAGAAATCGTGCAGAAGACTGTCGGTTTCATGATTAAGGAGTTGATGCCCCGTGTTCGGACTCTAGACATTACTGTAAACATCAAGAAACTAACTGGAGATGCAGTTGGTTGGTGTATGATGGGTGATGACAATCGTGAGTTTGAGATTGAGTGTTCTAAAGACTTAACACTCAAAGATTTGGTAACTACCATCTGTCATGAGATGGTTCATGTGAAACAGTATTATCGCAAAGAAATGTCTGATACTGGTTTCAAGTGGAAGGCAAAGACTGTCCCACAGGACACAAAATACTTTGACTTGCCTTGGGAGAAAGAAGCCTATCGTCTGCAAGACGGACTTGCACAGAAAGTTTGGGATGCAGATATTTTGTAAAAAGGGGTTGACAAACTCTTGACTGCCCCTTATATTAGCTATGTAACCTATGAGAAAGAGAGAATATATTATGAATCAAGTTGCTGTTATCCACACTGCTTTTGAAGAAGTTCCAAATACAGTTGCCTTTGTTGATGTAGGTGACCGTGAAGGAACAGACGCACTAGAATATGCGTATCGTGTAACTCAGAACATTGAAGGTTCTTGGAGTAAAGGAAATACTATTAAGATTGAAGGCAAGTCCATGCCAAATGAAGACTACAATCCAGACATCACTGTGATGGCAGAGCTTCCAGTTGTTGATGGTGTTGAGTATGGTTTGCGTTCTACATCAATGAATGACCAAATGTTGCTCGGTAACAAGAAGTATCGTGTCGCTGCATTTGGATTTAAGGAGGTTGTATAATGGGAAAAGTGAGTGCAATGCTTATGGATGTCGAAGAGTTTGTCTACGACTTCTATGATAAAGATGGACAGTTGAC